CAGGCCCTCACTGTGCAGAAAATCGTGCAGTTGCTCCAGTTCTTGGATCACGTTTTGCAAATCGCCCAGCGAGTTGGTGCGCTGAACCAGCGAATCGATATTTGCAGCGAGGTTGGCTGCCTCTTTCGCGCTAGAAGCCTTGATATCCCGGTGAACAAAGTCGCGTAACGCGCTCTCAATGTCCGCCACTGGCTTTACGTTTACGTTTTCGGGTCGCTCGGGCGATGTCTGGTTTGTACGAACAAATGTGTTCTGCACGGCTCTCTCCTGCGTGGTAAATGACCATCAGGAGTATCGACCCGAATGGGCTGCAAAACCGTTACTGCTTTCGCGGATTAGCTATAGCGGCGGTGAGCGTTGGGCGTCAGCGTTCGCGTTGTGCGGGCCAGCCCATCGCTCGTCGCCGCCCCGCCGGATGGTGGATTTGCTGGAACGGCGGGTCAGGCGTGAGGAAGTGTCGTCTGCCAACGTCACTCAGGCCACGCCCGAACCAACAAACCAATAGGGAGCCCAGCGGTGCGCTTTCCGGGCCGAACCTGCTATCAGATGGTGCACGCTTAGGCGCGGCTCATGCCAGGGACGCCATAAATTCCGGGCCCCCAAACAGTACGGTGACTTGCCCGAACAGCATATCCGCCATTCGGCCGTTCGGCTTCAGCAGCCCGGGATAGCCGGCGCGCAGCAAGGCGGCGTCCCACATGAGAGTAGCGTCAAAGTTGATCGGCTGGTTCCTGAGCTTGCTTTCCGGGTCGCAGAACGCGACGCAGGGCACGGCCTTGCCTTCGTACTCGATCGTATCAAACCCGGGCACAATCTCGACGTTGCCACCGCCGACCGCTGCGGTCAGCCGGTCAAGCGTCGGTGGTCCGTTGAGCGGCGTCGTGACGCGTGCGCCGTTGCATGGAACCGCGATGATCGTGCCCTGCATTGCCTACGGCTCCAAGTTCCTTCCTTGGCGTGTTGGTCCCAGGGCTGAATTTCGAAGGTTCGGCTGCGGTTCCGATCACTGAAGTCCGTCCTGTGGATAGCTGTGGATATTCACCCTCCGTTCACGCCAACCACAACAAGAGCACGAAACCAGCCGCACGTGCACGCCGTTGGGTTGGCGACGGGCGGCTTAGAAAATCCAAGCTAGCCGTCGGCGGGCAGCCCCGTCGAGGTGGCCCTCGGTGGGGCTGTTCGTGTCGAGGTAGAGCGGCAAGACCCGATAACCCGAGCCAGTAGGAAGCCTGCTATTGCGCTTCGCGGACCTAGGTGAGGCTCTCCCGTCTACCGTTCCTTAACCGCGCGGGTCTGAAGGGGCATCAAATTGATCTGCTCGACGATGAAATTTCCGAGCCGACAGCCCTTCAAAACGCGCACGCCCCCGATCACCTGCAGCTCTTGGCGCGACAGAACTTGCAGCATCGCGTTCTGTGCGGATCTGGTCATGCTATGAGAGGGCGTGGAGCGTGAGGGACCTATTTGTAGGATCTACAGCGTCATAAAACTATCCCGCAGCGGGCCGTCTATGGCTTATGACGGACTAGCGCGGCCGATTCGTTAATCTGCGGCTATGAACAAGCCTGGTAGTGGTCGGGTGCAGAAGCGAACACGGTGGTGCTTCATCGAGCACAACGCCGAGCCTGTGCCATTCACCGCGCTGGCGATGCGTTGCTATGGGACGCCCAAGCTTCCGTTGCCCAAGCGCTGGTCGATCTATAGAGCACTGGCGCGCTATGGCACGCCTGTGCGGCGCGGCTGGTGGGCGCCAAATGAGGAGTTGCGGCGCCGGATTGACCGCTGATGGTGGCGCGTCGCCAAGGATTGCCCGTGCGCCGGGGTGCAGGCGCAATAAGAGGCCGGCCAGCTTACTCGGCCCACCAACGCGTAGCCCCCCGGGCCAAGGTTATAGGGACGCGCGGCCTATAGCGGTCGACCGCAAGATCGGCGTTGATGGAGTACGCTTGTCGTACGCGCCGCGCTATAGAAGCGCGAATGCCCCGAAGTTGGTTCTTTGCTTTGGCGGTGGCTTTGGGAGATCTACGCCGGCCCATGAGCCGGGCAGCATATGCTTCACGCGAGACAAGGGAAGAGCGCGCCTTTGGGAGACGCGCTCGGTCTCAGGAAGGATCGGCCCTGGAATTGACTAGGAGGGGCGAGCAGCATGGCCGTCGAGCGACGAGACGCAACCAAATCGCGGCCGTTGCTTCCCAGACGCTTCCCAATATTCGGACGCGACAGTTAAATCATTGTTGCAATTATAGTTTTGTTTGCTTGCGCGATGTGGCGAGAACATAGTTCACGGCTCATGCGCCGATTTGCTGACTTCTGCCTGCTAATGCATCAAACAAATAGGGCAAAGCTCATTTGCGTCGCGCTAGTTGAGCAGGGACGCGGGTATTGTCCAAGGTGGCCTTTTGGGACTTTTTGGGCTTTTTCGCCCTGACCTCCTAAACTGTCATTTTATCTCCCTGCCATTTTTCGCGCGTAGGCTAAAAAAGGCTCTAAAGTCCAACAGTCCACCTCACGACACTTTTGGAACTCATCTAAAACAAGTCCACTTAGTCCACCTTAACCCTTCATTCATTGGACAATCGCCACCTCGGATAGCCCATTGAGCTCCCATCCTGGAGCAACCTGAGCCCGCCAGCAAACTTGCCCTCGACCTTTCGCAGCCACCGACCAAGTCGGTCATTGCTAACGACACCTCCACCGCTGCGGCTTTCCGCAATGGCAAGAAGTGCATTGAAAAAATCCCGTATATTGATCGCCCGCTCGATGACCTCCTGCACGGTGTGCTTCTTGTCGACGCCAAGGTGATCCTTCCACTGCGTCACGACCGCTTCGAGCGCCTCCTGCTCCGGATCCTTGCCGCCTTGACGATAGTTTCACACGGGTCACTGCAATCCAGCCACACCAACGCATCCCGCACGCGCACGGACCATTGCTCGAAGCCACCCAGCGGGATCACCCCGCTTGCAGCTCCGCGTTCACGTGCCAGATGCCATGCCCGCAGCACGGTGAGCGCGGCGACGACCAGCACACCCCGCTTGGCGTACGCCGTCGTGACAATGTTCTCGCTGAACGTCCGCGTTTCTGGCCGCTCGCACTTTGCGTCCATGCGCCCCATGAGGGTCCGGCGCACTAGATCACCGACGATCACCAGATTGTTGCCGTTGGCAAAGAACAGTGAATTCACCGGGCACTCGACGGTGCGCGAATATCCCAACACCCGCACATTCACCTTCGGCTGTGTCAGGCATTGGCACAGGAAGACGCTGTCGAGCGGGTGCTTGCAGTTATCGAGCGAAATTGCCGCGTCGCCCGCCAATAGACAGGCGCCGAGGCGTTTTTCGAGCTCCTCCTCGGTCTTCCCCTGCGACGTAACCGTCATCAGCTGGCCGGTGGCCAGGATGGCGATCAAGTCGATCAGCAGCGACTTGCCAGTCCCCGCTGCCGGGGCGGTAAACGCATGCATTGGCGCCGTCGCCATCAAGCGACGGTCGAGCATGGTCAGGATCCCCGACAGAGCAACGCTGCGGTCGGCTTCGTCGACGAATGGCAAGGTCGCAATCAGCTGCTTGACCTGCTCGAGCGCCGCCAATGCCTCGCCCCTGTCCGGATTATTCGGAACCGGCGGAAACGCTTGCCCGTCGGGCTTGAACAGCAGCCCGCTCGCTGCGTCGTAACCCGGTCGCTCGCAGATCGTGCCGTCGGCACCTAAGAACGGCGTATGCACGATCCCGGCGAGCACCGGTAGCTTCCACTTCCCGGTGCGGCCGAGATAGGCGTCGGCGACATTCTCCGGCGCATCGACCGCAACCCAGCCCTTTGCCCGGCGGTCATACTTCAGAAATCTTGCGGCGCAGGTCAGGGTCTCGATCAGATGCGGCTTCGTCATCGGCAACAGGCGCCACGACGGCGGCCACGGTCCGGGATTGCTGGTAATCGGCCGCACCACCAAGTCCCCGCGCTGATAGATTTCGCGCCCCAGCAGCAGCAAGGCGTCCTCAGCTTGGTTGACGACGTGCGGCAGCTCGCCGGGCGTGATGCGGATCTGCGGCCATGGCGCTCCTGCGGCAGCCATACTGCCGGTTACCGCCGCACGCTTGTGGGTCTGCCATTTCTGATACGAGCGCTTGACCTCGACCTGTAGCCGCCCGGCGTATTTCGCTCCGATCCCACCAGGATGCTGACCGAGCTCGTCCGCAATTTCCTCCGCCGAATAGCCCCGCCCAGCCAGGTGCCAGACGACAGCTTGGAATAACTCGCTGCGGTCGCCCTGCGGCGCTCCGTTCTGGATCAGGTCCTGGTGATCGATCGAGCCCGGCTGCAGCCCGGCCGAATTGAAATCGTATTGATCGGGCGCCGGTGCGTCGTAGCGCGCCAATAAGCGATCAATCAGCGGGTCGATCACCTGCATGTCGGGGCAGTGCTTCACCGATCCAAGCCCGCTTACGGTGATGTAACGCGTGCAGTTGCGATAGAGCTCAATCCCGGCGCCGGTCTTCCGATCGAACGTGAACTTGCGATGTATCTCGGCGCCATGCGCAATGCCGATGAACCGCAATCCGGTGCCCGATACGGTGAGCTCGACATAGGCCCCGGCCGTGTGGGCTTCGGACACCAACTGCTCGGCCCAGGTCAGCAGGGTTCCGCTGGCTGGATCGCGCACATGATCGAGATCGCCGGCGCCGATCTGGGCACCTCGCAGCATGAAGCCGATGCCGTCACAGGCGCCGCCGGTGAATGCGGTGAGCGCCGTATCATGAGTGCCCCAGGTCGACGGATCGTTCGACTTTGCTGGCCAGTTCGGGTCGCTGGCGCGGTACGGCGGCTTCGTCCACTTGTCGACGCCGCGGTTCTTGCGCAGCTCCCACTTCCAAACCACCCAGCAGGGCAGCCGCGTCAATGGCGCCAATGCCGGCGGCAAGTCGGCGAGGTCGGCGTTGAAGGTCTGCGGCTTCGCGGTCATGCTGCGCGCCTTCCCCCCAGTCGCAGGAAGATCGTCAGCAGCCACCGTCCCTGCTTCTCGGTGGGCGACCGCCACATGGTGCTGCCAGCCATGTCATCGACGAACTGCTGTTCTTGCGGTCGCAGCCGGTCATGGTTCTTCTGGCAGAACAGCGCGATCGCATTCCAGCGCGGCTGGCCATCCGCGTCGTAATAGTCGGTCGGAACGATCTGCTCCTTGCGGCGCGCCTCCTCTTCGCGCCCCTTCTCAACCCCTCGGCTGAAGATGATTTCAGCGTCGGCGTCGCTGTATTTTCGTTCTTCGATCTCGCCGTTGCAGCTCTCGATCACGGCCGCAATGTCGTGATGCGTCAGCCGCTCGGCTTTCAATAAATCCTTCAAGCGTCTCGCCGCAGCGAGCATCTCGCCGTCGTAATCCGACGCCAGCATGCGCACCAGTTTCGTAATCCGCTTGGCGACCGGCTCATTGAGCACGCTCATGACCAACACCGTTCGCGATGGCTGCACATCTTGCAGCGCCAGTCGGTGGGATCTTCGACGATACGCGGCAGCTGCTCGCCGGCGCGTGTCGCCTCGATCACGGTCACCGCGCGATCGGAGAACTGCTGCGCGAGCTCGGCATCGAACGGCACAGAAAAGTTCAGGCGCTCACAGGTATCCGCGTTCACGACGCTGAACAGCGCGGGGTTGGTGCAATCCAAGTAAGCCTGATAAATCGCTACCTGCGCCGCATATGGCTCATAGAGCCCCGTCAGGCCATTGCGCTCGATGGCCTTCCAACCTTTGCTCCCGAGAGCCTTGTGTTCCCAGATGCATGGATAGCGAAGGCCAGGAAGCTGCGGACCCTCAACAATGACCCCATCGGCGTGGCCGCGGAACATTCCCCCGGCCGCCTGAAATTCCAACCGTTCGGGTGGCGCAAATTTGAACCCCGCAGCGACCAAATGCTGGCGCGTCACATCCTCGAAGAAATGCCCACGCGCGAAAATATCCTTGACGCGCCCTGGAAACTGCGGATCGCAAAACCAATCATATTGAACTTTGCGCAGGCACTCCGATCCGATCGCCGAGGCGCCCAGATATTGCCGGTAATTCTCGCTCGGTGGCTCAGCACGTTCGATTAGTTGATTGATCAGCTCGTTGAGCGACCGATCCGAAAGATTTGAGCGATTGAAATCCAGCGCCACGCTCACGTTGATTTCTCTCACGTAAGTCCACGCACCGCATTCCGTGCTGCCGGAGCAATCCCTTCAAAACCCAGCGCAACGATCTGATCGGGTCCACGTGCGGCAATGGTTGCAGCACCAGCACAAACCGGCTCACAGGTCGAAAGGGACTTCCTGCGCCATCTCATCGCGCGCCACCTCCGATTTCTTTAGGATTTTGCCGGGCCCATGATCGCGCGCGGCCTCGGCCTGCATGATCAGTTTCCAAGCCAGCATCAGAAAGCCCGTCATGGTGTCCGGCGACCAGCTCGCGAGCGGCAGTGACCAGTCAACCCCCGCCGTATCGGCGAGCTCGCGCAGGGTCGATTTGACAACCGCGACGTCACAGGGATCGGGCGAGAGCCCGGTCAGGCGCACGGCCTGCTCCTGATCGAGCCCTTCGGCGATCGCTTGCTGAACACGAACTTCAATCCACCCGAAGATCGCCGCAGCGATGATCATGCCCCACTCATGGTCGTTGAGCCGACCCACGGGCGTATTCATCCGCGGGCCGGAAGCGAGCGCGACCTTGCGCGCACCCTCGATGGCTCTGGCCGTGGCCTTGTCCTGCCAGTCGTTCTCTTGCTTGGTGAGCTCGCCCATGGACTAGCCCGCCCATTGCGGCCGCGCGATCGCGTTCGCCGGTGGCGGCGCCTTATCGCTGTTTGTGACCTTGGCGCCGAGCAGGTCCTGAGCGAGCTGCTCCGGCTGCCTCCAGGCTTGGCGTTCAGGCGTGATGACTTCTGCGATGGTGTTCTTCGCGGCGTAATTGCCCTGGGGCGGCCGCACCCCGATGCGCGCTATGAACCGCAGCTGATCGAAGTCGGCCCAGCCTGACACCCTGCGCGCGGCTTGCGCCTTGTCCGATTTGTCCTCCGGGCGAATTCCGCGCGCACTTTCGAGGATTGCCCTGAGCGTGTTGCGCGAAATCTCGCCGGCCTCGGCGTGGCCCGGCGTGGTCCCCTGTAGGGTGAATAGTTGCCAGACCTTTCGCCGAGCATACTGCCCGTCAGTAACGACGAATTCGCAGTCGAGACCTTCGCTTTGCCCATCAGCCGAACGCTTGAGCCAGCCGCCCTCACCGGCACCGCCTTGCCGAATTGACATTTGCAAGGTGCAGACCGTGTTTGCCGGTATCACATCGAAAGACTTCTGCTCGCCGGCGTTGTTGAAGTCGAAGTTTGTCACGTCGAGGCTCCTTTCTGGTTGGGGTTGGTGAGTTTGTTCAGCAGTTTTCCAAGGTCAGGTTGCTCGATCTGATTGAGGCGGCCGGATCGGTCCTTGGCGGGGTAGGTCCAGGGGTTGGGTGAGGTGCAGGTGAACCCCCGCATAGGTGGCTTGCCGTCGCCGAAGTCGAGGAATTGATAGGTCAGGATCTGGTCGACGATGCCCGGGAGCTCGCGCGAAGTTTTCGATCCTTCGGCTTGCAGCTGCCATTCGCCGCGATTGAATTCGTCGATAACGCGTTCGAGCACGCCAACAAAAATCACGTTCTTGGCGCGCGCGTGTTGCAGC